GCCGACCGGCGTCACCGCCGTTGCCGGCTCGCCGGCCTACAGCGTGGTGGCGCTGTCGTGGACGGCCTCGGCCACCGATGGCACGCACGATGCGGCGGCAACCTACCAGCCGCAGTATGCGCTGGTGTCTGGCGGCGGTTGGTCCAGCTTCGGGGCGCCGATCGCCGGGACCTCGGTCAACGTCACCGGGCTGGCGGACGCCACGGCGTACAATTTCCAGGTGATCGCCGCGAACACCGGCGGCAGCGCTACCTCGGGGACGGCGAGCCTCACCACGCTGGCGAAGGCGCCGAACGCGCCGACCGGCGTCACCGCCGTTGCCGGCTCGCCGGCCTACAGCGTGGTGGCGCTGTCGTGGACGGCCTCGGCCACCGATGGCACGCACGATGCGGCGGCGACCTATCAGCCGCAATTCGCGCTGGCGTCGGGCGGCGGATGGAGCAGCTTCGGGGCGCCGATCGCCGGGACCTCGGTCAGCGTCACCGGCCTGGCGCACGCCACGGCGTATAATTTCCAGGTGATCGCGACCAACACGGGCGGCACGGCCACCTCGGGGACGGCGAGCCTCACCACCGATTATGCCGCACCGAACGCGCCGGCGATCAGTGCCGTCGCGCCGGTCAGCGATGGCACCACGTCGAAACTGACGGTGACCTGGGCGGCGTCAACCACCGACGGCACGCACGACGCGGCGACCGGCTACAATCTGCGCTACGGCGTGCATCCCGCGAGTTCGTGGACCACGGTTTCTGGCGTCGTGTCCGGCGCGGTGGTGACCGGGCTGACCGCAGGCACGTCCTACGATGTCCAGGTGCAGGGCACCAACGCATCAACCGGCTCGCCGGGAGCATGGTCGGCCAGCACGACGGCAAGCACCTATGCCACGGCGATGGCGTGGGTGCAGACAGGGCCTAATCCATGGACTCACTCGCTCGGCGGTCAAGCGGTGAACGTGACTACCACGCCGAACCCGGGGACCGGCTCGACCGGCGGTGTGAACTTCACCTGGTCAACGTCTGCGACGGTCAACAATGACTGCGCGTCGTCGCTCGATCGGGAAAGCCGCGGCAGCGGCAGCGCGAGCGGTGACAACGGTTATCCCGTCGCGTCGAACAAGTGGGGCTGCTACATGACCTCGCCGGCAACGACCGGGACTTACTACATCTGGGCGTTCACCAATGTTGGCGACGGCGCTCTTGTTTCGGTAGCGGTCAGCGTCACCTGACCGGCGCATGATCCTCGATCAGCGCGGCGCCGCGCAGCTTGGCGAGCGTGTGCCGGAAGGCGCGCAGCACGTTGGCCGGGAATTCGTGGTGGATCAGCATCCCGAGCAGCCAGATCAGCTCGGCGGCTTCCATTTCGGAGAGACGCACCGCGCCGCGCATTCTGCGGCGCAGCTTGGCGAGGATCGCGCTGAATGTGTCGGCGGTCGGACCGCTGCCGAAGTCGGCAACGCGGCTCTCGACGCGCTCGCTGAGGAACCTGTTTTCGCTTTGTGAGAGGACGATTTCGGTGGAGCGGGTCATAGCGGTGTGTCCTGTTGCTCGATGCAGTATCATTGCATAAAAGCAACAACGAGGCAAGAAGTATTTTACTTGTAAACGGGATTCACCCGTGCTAGGTCCGGCGCATGGGCAGACCCTCAACCGCACCGCACCGCAGGCAAGTCGGGCTGGACGACGATCTGTGGAAGCGTGTCACCGCCTATCGCTTTGCGAACTTCCTGGAGAGTGAGTCCGCCGCCCTCCGCGAGTTAGTGGTGATGGGCCTGGAGGTTGCCGAGCGGCAGAAGCCGCCCCGCAAAGTGCCGACGACGGCGCGAGGATCCCGCCGCACGTAGCGCGGCTGAATTTCACACCGCGTTGCATTACCCGCGTCCGGCCGCTCGGCCGGGCGCGAACTGCTGTTCTTTAACCTCGGAGATTTGAGATCATGCGTGGTTCCCTCGTGTGCCTATTGCTGTTTGGCGTTGCCCTGGCCGGCTGTGCCAACCAAACGCCGGCCCAGCAGGCGGCGACGCTCGCCTGTGTCGAGGATCAGGCAGGCAAAGTCCTCTCCATCGTTGCCACTGACTTCAGCGGTGCCCAGACCGGAACCCCCGCCCAACTCGCGTTGGCCGGTGCGTCCGGCGTCTTGGTGAGTGCGTCCGCGGATCAGAACTGCGCCACCGCCATCCAGGCGGCGAGCGGCAGCCCGCCGGCTGCTGCTGCGCCGGCGCCGGCGGCGACGACTCCCTGATCGGTGTGCCGGCAGGAGTGCTGAGCGATGACGGTTTCTCTCGGGTCCGGCCCGGATGATGTGACGATCCAGGTCGGGTCGAACCGCTTCGTCGGCTGGCAGACCGTGAGCATCAGCCGCTCATGCGAGTCGATGCCGAACAACTGGTCGCTGACCGCGAGTGCCGAGTTCCTGCAGGGGGCGGCGCTCGCGGGCACGCGGCCGGGGCAATCGTGCCTGATCTATATCGGGTCGGACCTGGTCATCACCGGCTGGATCGACCGGCGTTCCATCCCGATCGACGCGCACAATCACCAGGTCACGCTGTCGGGGCGCGGCATCACTCGCAACCTTGTCGATTGCTCGGCCGACCTGTTGAACGATGCGGGAATCCGCGGCGGTCAGATCAACGGCGCGAACACGCTCGATGTCGCGACCAAGCTCTGCAAGGCGTACGGCATCACGGCCCGCTCGGCCGTAGCGGACCTCGGCACGGCCATCCCGTCATTCCAGGTGCCGCTCGGGGAAACTCCCTACCAGATCATCGAGAGCGTCGCCCGCTATGCCGGGTATCTGGTCTATGAGGATGAACTCGGCCGACTGGTGCTCGATCGCATCGGCACCACGACGCACGCCTCTGGCTTCACCCTCCCCGGCAACGTCGAGGCGATCAACAGCGAGCGGTCGGTCGATCAGCGGTTCTCGCAATACGTGGTGGTGTATTCCGGCGTCGACCAAACTTCGGACCTCGCCGGCCTGGCCGACCAGCGCGCGAACGTGCTGGACCCGACGCTCGGCGAGCATCGCGTGCGGATCATCGTGTCCGAGCAGATCGCACCGGCCCCTGGCGCTCAGCAGACCATCGACAACGATGGGATCGCCAAGCAGCGCGCGAATTGGGAAATGGCGCGGCGCATCGGCCGCAGCCAGGCCGCTTCTATCACCTGCGATAGCTGGCGCGACCGCAAGGGCATGCTCTGGACTCCGAACTGGCTGGCGACGATCGACGCGCCGGCGGCCGACATTTCCAAGGCGACGTGGATCATTGGCTCGGTGTCACTCCGTAAGGACATGACCGGCACGCATGCCGACCTGATCCTGATGCCGCCGGAGGCGTTCACCCCTGAGCCGAATCCATTGAACCTGTTCGACGCTCAGTTGGCGAACTCGCCGCAAACGTCGCAGGCGCCCGCGCCGCCTTCGACCGAAGGGGGAGGGTCCGCGCAGTGAGCGCGTCGCTCGAAGCGATTGTCGCCATGCTCGCGCACAAGGTCGCGACGCTGGAGCGGCAGATCGGTGCGCAGTTGGTCCGGCGTCCCGTCCCGTTCGCCCTCGCCCGCTCTACCCTCGCGGTCAACGACACCGGCGCGGTGCAGACAGTGCAGGCGCAGCTCGATGCGCTCTCGCTGCGGGACAACATTCCGGTGCTGTATGGCTATGGCGTCACGGGATCGCCGCCGATCTCGGCGGACCTGCATGTGGCGTTTCTTGACGGTGACCGCGCGAAGGCCATCGCGATCGCCGGGGGCCACCAGACCTATCGGCTGCGCAACCTCGGCGTGGGCGATTCCGCGCTCTACGACATTCGCGGCGCCTTTGTCTGGCTGACCGCCGGCGGACCTTCGGTGAACTGCGCTGGCCAGCCCATGACGATCGCCGGCGATTTGCACGTCACCGGCGCTGTCATCGCGGGCTATGGCGGTGCCGACCAGGTCAACCTGCAGACGCACCAGACGACGGGGGTGCAGACCGGCAGCGGCACCAGCGGACCTCCGAAGGCGGGCACCTGATGGGCGACATTCGGATTGTCTGGGACCCGGCCACGGGGACCGGAGACCTCAACATGCTCGGCGCCGGGCTGGAGTTGGGGCACGACCTGGAGACGGCTTCACTCATCAGCATGTTCACCGATGCCCAGGTTGATCCTGGCGACATCGTGTTCGACAGTGATCCGCACGGTTGCTGGATCGACACCTATGCGGCGTTGGAAGACCCGACGCTTGCCGCGATTCCGAACGATCGCCTGGGATCGAAAATCTACCAGGCTTTCTCCCGGCCGCGCACGCAAGACACGCTGAACTGGCTGCGCGACCAGATCATCCAATGCCACGGCTGGATGATTACCGACGGCGTTGCGTCGGCGGTCGATGCGCAGCCGTTTTTCACCGGGCCTGGTGGCATCGGCGCGACGGTCATCATCACGGCGAACGGCGTGCCGAACCTCTATAGCTACGCTTGGTCGCAGGAATCTTAGGCCGTGCCATTTCCCAGACCGACCCTGACTGCGCTTCGCACTCAGGCGATGCAGGACATCACCGCGTCCGATCTACCAAACGCTGACGGGTTCCTGCGCCGGGCCGTGCTGCGCGTTCTCGCGTGGGTCCAGGCCGGGCTTGCAAATTTGCACTACGGCTTTCTCGACTGGATTTCGCTGCAATCGACACCGTTCACCTCGACCGGCGAATACCTGGAGGGATGGGCGGCGATGGCGCCGACGCCGGTGTTGCGCGAGGCGCCGACCTTTGCCTCCGGCCCTGCGGCCTGGTCGGGCGTGGTCAACACCCCGCTGCCGGCCGGCACGGTTTGCAGCCGGGGGGATGGCGTGCAGTTCGCCACCACGGCCGCCGCGACGGTCGGCGGCGGCGGCTCGGTCACGGCGACCGTGGTTGCGCTGGTGGCAGGATCGAACGGCAACACCGACAGCGGCGCACCGCTGACGCTCGGGGTGTCGATCGGCGGCATCGGCCAGGTCGGCGCGGCGACGGGCGCCATCACCGGGGGCGCCGATCTGGAGACGGATGGCCCAATGCGGGGCCGCATGCAGGAGAGCTACGCGGCGCCACCGCATGGCGGGAACCAGGCGGATTTCGTGACCTGGACGTTGCAGGTGACCGGCGTCACCCGGGCTTGGTGCGCACCGTGGATCGCCGGCGCCGGCACCGTCACGGTGTATTTTATGATGGACGTGGCGGAGGCTGCGTATGGCGGCTTCCCGCAAGGAACCAACGGCGTTGCTGCGCTTGAAACCCGTGACACGGCGGCGACGGGCGACCAGCTCGCGGTGGCGAATTACCTCTATGCGCTGCGCGCGGTGACGATGCTGGTCTATGCCGTCGCGCCGCAGGCCTCGACGCAAGCGTTCACGATCGCCGGCCTTTCGGGCACCACGTCGGCACAGCAGGCGTTAATCTCGGCCGCGTTGACCACCCTGTTCCTGCAAAAGGACAGCCCGCTTGCGAACACGTCGATCGAGCAGAGCGATTGCGCGCAGGCGATCAGCGCCATCGGTGGCTTGCCCTCGTTCGCAATCACCTCGCCGTCGTCGTGGCCGATCACGTCGAGCACCGGTCATATCTTCACACTCGGAACGGTGTCGTACGTCTGATGCCGACCCCTCCTGCATTTGGCGACGCGGACTATCAGCAGGCGATGCTGCGGCTGTTGCCGCGGGGCCGCGTCTGGCGCCGCGATCCGGCGTCAACGCTGTCGGCCGTCATGCTGGCGGTGGCGCCGACCTATACCCGCAGCACGGCGGCGGCGGCGCAGGTGTTGGTGGATGCGAGCCCGGCCACCACGGTCAACCTGCTTGATGAGTGGGAGTCCTCGCTCGGTCTGCCTGACCCGTGCACAGCGCCGAATCCGTCGATCGAGCAACGCCAGGCCGCGGTGCGGGCAAAGTGGGGTGCGCGCGGCGCGTTGACCCCGGCGTACTTCATCGCGATGGCGGCGGCGCTCGGGTTCACAATCACCATTACCGAGTTCACGCCGTTCGCCGTCGATATGGCGTGCGACCTCGCGCTTTATGAACCGGAGTGGGCGTTCATCTGGCAGGTGACCGCGCCGGGCGGATCGACTTTCTATTTCTCGGTTGATGAATCCAGCGTGGACGATCCGCTCGAAACCTATGACGCCGGCGAGCTGGTCTGTCGCATCACGCAAGACGCACCGGCGGGCACGCTGGTTTTCTTCGTATTTCCCGGTCCGGTGTTTGTTCTCGACATCCCCGGTTTGAACCTCCTCGATTTTGGGGTGTTGGCATGACATTTGAGTCGGGACAGACGCTTTCAGCAGCCGCGCTCAACGCGGGCTTTGCTGGTGTGACCCCGCCCTCGGCGCAGTTGCTGGCAGGCACCGGTTCGTCGTTTGCAGAGGTTGTGATCGGGGCCAACCTGTCGCTTTCGGTGGCGGGCACATTGTCGGCAACAGGGGTGTTCAACGCGGCCGGTTCGGGCCTGGCGTCCAGTGGCGGCACGGTCAGCCTGGGGCAGCTCTCCGCTGCATCGTTGATGGGCAACGCCGGCACGGTGGCGGGGGTTCCTGGCGCGGTCGCCATCGGAGCGGACCTGTCGCTGTCGCCATCGGGCACGTTGTCATTGTCGGCGCTCGCTGCCGGATCGTTGATGGGCAACGGGGGCACCGCGTCTGCGGTTCCTGTTGCTATTGCCGTCGATCCGAGCCTGACGATCAACAGCGGCACGCTGGCGATGCAGCCGCGCCAGGCGACCGTGGTCCTGGGCAACGGTGTCAGCACATCCGGCGGAGCCTACGCGACCAAGGGTCAAGAGATCGTCACGACGGATACCCTCGTCGTCATGCAGCTCTATGCGGCTTTCGTGGCGCTGGTGAACGGCGGATCGTATGTCGCCAATATCTCAACGATCAGCTCGGGGTTTACACTCGGCGCGGTGATGGGCACCTCCGCCGTCGTCGTCGCTTCGGGGACGACGGGGCAGACCCTGGAGTTCGATTTCGCGCCGTCAGTGACGCTCGCGCCCGGGACCTATGCCCTGCTCGTTACCTGCACCAATCAGGGAACCACCTATGCGCTGCCTTTGTACACGAACAACACGGCGGGCGCTTTGGTCTTCGCGCCGGGCATCAACCCGCTGGTGACCGGCGAGTTGGAATTTGCCGCGACGAGCGTGACGTCGGGCCTGGTCGGCACAGCATTGGGCGGCGACGTGTTCGCGCTGGCCCTTACTTACCGATGGTGAACTACCAAGCCCCTCCCGCAAGGGGAGGGGGTTGTTCTGTTTCTGGTTAGGACATTCCATGCAGAGAATTACCGACCCGACAGCGGCGACCTCGCTGCCGGCGCCGCCGGCGTTGACCGGCAACACGGGTTTTTTCGTACCTGCGGTGCCGGGCATCTCGGCGGCGACGCGCCTCCGCTACTGGTTCGTCAACATGATCCAAGAGGAGATCATGTCGGTGCTGGCGGCGGCGAGCATCACCGCCGACACCACAGCGACTGTGTTCAATCAGCTTCTGCTGTCGATCCAGGCGTTGATCGGGGCAATCCCGCATGGGGTGCAGACGATCAGCGCGACGGGCACGTTCACCGTTCCGGCCGGCGTCACCACGCTCGATGTCGAGGTCTGGGGCGGCGGCTCGGGATCGTGGGCGTCGGTCAGCGGATCTCCCGGGGGCGGCGGCTCGGGGGGCGGTTACGCGCGGAAGCGGTTGGCTGGCCTGACGCCGGGCGCGACGATCACGGTCACGATCGGGGCTGGCGGGACGGCCGGAACTACGACTCCGGCCGCGCCGGGCGCCGGGGGTGCGAGCAGCTTCGCGGGCTCGGGCTTCACCACGGTCGGCGCGGCCGGCGGGGCGGTCAACGCGCTTGGCACGACCAGTGTTCCCGGCCTTGGCAACATCGCCGGGGTCGGGAGCGGCGGCGATCTGAACCTTTATGGCGGCGATGGGGGGCCTGGTACCGGCAATGGCAATGGCGGGGGCTGGGGCGGCGAGGGTCCGCTTTCAGGCGGCCTGGTCAATGCCGGCTCGTCGGTTGGAAACCCCGGCCGGGCACCTGGCGGCGGCGCGTCCGGGGCCGGGACCACGGTCACGGGCACGACACCGCAGAATGGCGCGGCCGGTGCGGCCGGCCTGTGCATCGTGAGGTGGTAGCAATGTATGGCTCGCTGCGCGGCGTTCCGGTGAGTTGCGAGCCGATCTGGCTCACGCCGAAACTTCCAAGTGCGGTCAGGGGCTATCGCTATGAGATCAACCCGCTCGATGCGCAGGTATTGAGTTCGTTGTCGCTCGCGGCTGCGCCTTCGGGCACCGGCGAGTTGGCGATCTCCGCGCTGTCGTTCGCCGCCGGTGTCGTGACCTTCACGTTGGCCGCTGGGCAGCCGACGCGCTGCTACACGCTGCTGCTGGGTGCGACGCGGTCGGATGGCATGGTCAGCGGCTACGTTTTCAAGGTGCAGGTTGATCCAGTCCTCACCACGGATCAGGCGCAGGTTGCGCCCTCGGCGGGGTTCGGCACGGCCGCTACCTGGGCAGCCGCATAGCCGGCGAACCGAAGGCCCGCTTGCGCGGGCAACATGGCTGGACGATGAAACGGCGCTGGGGGACATTCCCCTGGCGCCGCTTTTTTTGTGCCCGGAGCGTGGGGTTTTCGGTGCGCGGCAGGAAACCGTGGATTTATCCCGATCTTCTATGGCAACACACTGACCGCGTGGGGGAGGCCGCAATGCCCAAGAAGCTGCTGATCGTTGATGACCAGCCTGGCATGGCGCGAGTGATGCAGCGCGTTGCCGAGCGCGAAGGCTGGGAAGTGAGGCCGCTGTCCGACTCCGCGGCGGCGATCACCCCCACGAGATCGCCACGCGCGCGCCGATCCGCTCCAGCGCGGTCATCGTCCGGGCGACCAACGCATTGTGGCAGGCGTGCGGCAGGCCCTCGCGCGCGGCCCGGCTGGTAGCGTAATCCTCGGCCGTCCGGTATCGGGTGAGCGCTACCGCATCCAGCTCGCCACGTCGCTCACGCTGCTCGCGGTATAGATCCACAGCCTCCAGCGCCGCGCGATCAATCTGCGCGTTAAGCTGCGTCAGTTCCCCGGCCGCGCCCGGCGGAATCCGGTTCCGCTCGGTTTCCCAATGCACGATCGTGCGCTCTGCGACCTGGTGAAAGGCCGCGGCATCGCGCACCGTCATGCCGCATGCCTCGCGCAGGGTGCGGTATTCGGCCGCGTTCATGGGTCGTCGCCCGGAAGCCACTCCCCCAAAACCTGATCCTCGGTGAATGTCAGGCTGCTGATCTCGACGCGCGGTTGCTCGCCGTACAGAGCCAGAGTCTTTGCCACATCTCTCCGGGTCCTCCGAGCTTCGTCCTGCACTATTTCGGCTACGGCGCGCCGCAGGCTGGGGCTGTCGTTAAGGTCCTGTTCAATGGACGACCGAGCCCGGATGATAGATGCCTTCCACCCGTTACGCGGTTCCGTCGCCGGCGAGGCTTGCAGCTTGATCAGGTGCTCCAGCACCACGGCGATATGACTCCGCAGCGCGGAGCGTTCCGACCGGCCCACTGTCTCTACCTCATCGATAATATTCGGCCAATCGACCTGATCGTTGACGGCCTCGCCGGCGGCAACTCGCCGGAGCAACGCGGCCTGGCGCTCAGACCAGGCCACGACGTCGGTCTCATAGAGATCGCTCATGCCCACTCCTTCACGACGTTCTCGCGCCGGCCGCGGCAGGCGCTCTCGCCGAGTGATGCGTCGATCACGGAGCCCTGGCTGTAGGTGCTCACGCGGGTGGTGGCTGGCAGCTTCTGCGCGCGCCGAGCGTTCTCGTGCGCGATCAGAGCGGCGCGGACAGACTCGGCTGGAACCCAGGTCTGGGCCAGCGTGCGGATGTCGGTGATGAGAAATTGCATCGATGCCTCCTGAAGGCTGGCGTCGGGCTTATCCCGTCGCTTATGTGCGTATTATAGGAACATACACGGCTGTGTCAATTGGGAAACGCTGGCCGGACTCGGTTTTCTGCGTCGGTGCCGTGCGCCTGGCCCTTAGACACGGCCGTCGCGACCGTCGCCACCGCATCACGTTTTCGGCCGGTCTGCTGTTGCACATCGCGTGTAACGGTACACGCCGCCGTGCAACGCGACGCGCAACCATTGCAACAAGGCCATTGAAATCATTGATGAACCACAGTCCTTCTAAGCTGTGGGTCGTAGGTTCGAGTCCTACAGGGCGCGCCAGTCAGCATCTACGTTTTTTTGTTCCGCTTTCGACCGCTGTTGCAGCTTGTTGCAGTCGGCTGTTGCACACCCCGCATCGGCACTACCACGGAACGGATTGCGCCCGCTTCCCAGGCGTCGATCGCGCCGGCCGCCACTTCGCTGCGGCGCGGAATGTAGGTGTCGAGGATGCGCGCGGTCTGGTCGATCGTGTGACCTGATACGGCAGCGATCTGAGCAGTCGTTGCGCCAGCCTCGGCCATCCGGACCATCGCGGTGCGCCGCAGATCGCGTCGCTGCACGCCCTCGATCCCGGCCTTCTTTCGGGTCGCGTCCCAGGACCGGGCGAAGTTCCGGTATGCCCACGGCAATCCGGTCGGGCTGGGAACGACCATCATGGACCTGTGCGGCGTCGCGCGGAGCAACGCCTCCAGGTTCCGGTGCGCGGGCACGTCCACCAGTTCGCCCGTCTTGGCCTGGCGCAGTGTGAGCCATAGCCGGCCGCTCCGGTCCTGGATCTGGCCCCAGGTCATGGCAAGCGCATCAGCCGGGCGTTGCGCGGTGTAGAGCAGCAGCGCGCAGGCCAGTCGTATGTCGGCGTTCGCCGCGGCCAGCATGCGGTCGGTGTCCTCGCGCGACCAAACCGCGTGCCGGCGCGGCGGTCGGACTCCACCGGGCTTGAGCGCCGGGTTGCTGCGCAACGCGCCGGAGTCGACGCCGTGTTGCAGGACTAGGCGCAGCTTGGACAGAAGGTGCGTGGCGTACCAGGGGCGCGACGCGTTGGCCTCGCGGAGCGCCACCACGACAGGCCGGGTGATAGCCGCGGCGGGCAGCGGGCCATACAGGGCACGCAGCCGGTCGATATAGAGGCGGTTCAACTCCTGCGTCTTTTTGCCGAGCCGAAGGTAATTGTGGCTGCCAAAATAGGCGGTGCAGAGTCCGTCGAATGAGCCCGGCGGCGCCTTGGCTGGCGCGTCCATCGCGGCGGCGATTGCCGCGTCGCGATCGGTGCCGAGGTAGTGGCGGGTGCGGCGGTCGTAGTAATGCCGGACGACGGTGCCGTCAGGCCGTTTTCGGCTGACGGTGTTGATGCCCGTTTGGCGTCGATCCACGGCTGGCCTCCAGTGCCTGCGCCTCGGCAGCCTCCAGAGCGCTATCCTTGATGGCGTCGGCCAGTCCGGCAAGGCGATCGGCAGCACGGTCGAGCAGACGGCAATCCCAGGTCAAGGCCCCTCCCCGTCCGCCGCGACGCAGCGGTGCCGGCCACATCCCTGCGGCGACTTCCGCGGCGAAGGTGCGCGCCGACACGCCGACATAGGCCGCGGCCTGTTCGCGCGTCAGGAAGCGCGCTGATGGCAGCGGGTATGGGTCAGGCACGGGGAAGATCGCGGGCGATCTCGACGCTCATATCCGGCCGGCCTCGGCGCAGGCGCTGCACAGGTCGGATCGGACCCAATGACAACCGCCGTCGCAGGCGAAGTCGTTGGTGCAGCCGCAGACGCGGCATTGGGCGATGCCGAGCGGGCGGAGGTCGGGGCGCGGGGGCAGGGTTTCGTTGTCGCCGTCGAGCACGTTGATGGCGACGAGTTCGTAGATCAGCGAGAGCGCCTCGCTGTAGGCGACGTGGTGCGGCCGGTGTGCCACCGGATCGGCGTGCTCTATCGCGATGCTAAGGCCGAGGCTGGCGACGGCCGCGGCGACGGCCGCGGCGCCAATCCGCTGGTGGACGTCGGCCGGCAGAGCGTTCCATGCCGCGAGCGGATCAAGCGTCGCCGCTCGCGCGGCGGGTCCGCTCTCGCTCGGGGCCGGGTCCGGCCTGTAGATCTCATCGACAATGCGGAGTCCCAGCGCCCGCATTCTGGCTTTTGCCTGATCGAGGGACAGCCTGCCGCTTTCGACTTCGAGAGCCGTCGTCTCAAACGCGGCATCTATCCTCGCGCGCAAGGTGTCGCTCTGGAACGCGCTGCTCTCGCCTACCGATGATCGGTCGATCATTCAGGCACCTCCCGCACGGCAACAATCACCGGACCGTTGTCGATAATGGTTTCGACGGGGTGGCGACCGTAGCCGTAGCTGTCCGGCTCCCATTTCACCAGCGGCAGCATTGCCATCTGCCCGCTGAGGGCCAGTTCCGCGATCGAGCGCGCCGCATCGGCGGTCGCCGGCCCGGAGAACGTGAGGGTCTTGCGCACGCGCAGTTCCACGTCGATTTCCCAGGTTTTCATAGGATAAACCTGAGAGGTATGGCCTCCGGACGCGGGGTTTCCCTTACACTGAGTTCGGCTTCGAACGACGCTTGGACGGCTGGATCGTGCGTCTGCGGGCTGATGAGGTTGATGAAGCAGCGGACCGGGACGCCGGCGTCAGTGCGGCCCGCCCAAATCCGAGCCGGGACACCGTTCAGCGTGACCATTTCCCCGGTGCTTTCGATAGTGATTTTCATACCGTTTCACTCTCGGTTGCTTTGGCTGGGGCGCGGCGGCGCGGCGCGGGCTTTGACGCCGGGCCGGGCGCACCGAACACTGCCGGGCGCCAGTTGGGCAGCTTGCCGACCAGATAGTTGCGAAGCGCAACGACGGTCGTATGTACGACGGAGCCGCGTAGGTGCGCTTGCGAAACCTTGCGCAGTTCTTCGCCGTGCAGCGTGGCGAGAAACTCGGCGGTGTCGAGGCGCGGCGCGGGCACGTCGAGCGCGTGGCCGATGTACTCCGCGACCAGGCCGGAGCCGAAGTCGGTTGCCTGGTCGGTGATCGCCAGCATCCGGGCGAGGACCTCGCCGAGCAGATCGAGCACGTCGGCGTTGGACAGCTCGATCAGGTCGCCGGCGGGATCGACCAGCAGCGGAACCAGGTGGCCGAGTTCGGCGCTCTGGTATTTCGAGCCACGCACGTCAACGTTGTCGCCGGCGAGCGCGAGCAATAGGCAGCGCGTGAGCAGCGAGAGGCCCTCGTATGCGCCGGGCGGATGGCGCAGATGGTCGCGGAGGGCTGCCGTCTTGGCCTCGGCGATGATCGTCTGTCCGCGCTTGGAAAGGGCCTCGGGGTCGATCACCGGGTCAGGCCCCGTGGCGATGGCCCTGCCGGAGGTGGCTGCTTTGGCGGTGCCCGTGGTCAAGGCCTCGATCCCGCGCCGTGCCTGGGGCGCGCTCTGTCGCGGAGGGTTGCCAGCGTGAGCTTGCGGAGCTTCCAGGGGGGTGCCGCGGGGAGGGTCGGCGAGCGCTTCCACGATCGCGCCGAAATTGTGCGGCGCGTGGCTGATCGCCACCAGCAGCACCTGACCCGTGTCGCCCGTGGGCGGCGTCTTCGGCGGTTCGGTCCAGCGGCGCGTCCAACCGGACGGGACCTTGATGTCCTGCGCCTGCCAGCCGGCGAGCTGGATGCGATGGCCATCGGCGCGGCCGTCGGTCACCCGCTTTTGCAGCGCCGCGGTCTGCGCTGCCAGGAAGCCTGCGGTGTCCCGGGTGACGAACTGATTGGGGGCGCCGGGCTCGGCGAACAGGTCCTCCTCGAAGGCGACGGCGGCTGTGTCCACGTCGAAGATCGCGAAGCCGCGCGGTATCGAGCTCCGGCGGCAGGCGTTGGCAATCACCACCCAATTCGGCTGCCCGTCCGGCGCGGCATAGGGGACTTTCAGTGCCGCGGCCTGTTGCTCGGGCGAAGCGAGGGCGATCGCGCCGAGGGCGGACCGGTTCGGCATATCGGTCTGGATCAGCGCCTCGACGTCAGGGTGCAGCATGGCGAGCAATGCCATGCGCTGCGCGGCGCGGGCGTCCAGGCCGAAGGCCATCGCGGCGTCCTCGACGGTGCTGCCGGCATCGAGCAGCAGCTTGGCGGCTTTCCACTGGTCGACCGGGTGCATCGCCTCGCGCTGGATGGTTTCGATGATCTGCGCCTCGATCGCCTCGACCTCGGTCATGTCGCGGCATTCGGCCGGGATCTCGGGGAGGCCGAGCTCGATTGAGAAACGGGAGCGGCGGCGGCCGAGCACGACCTGGTACTTGTTGCCGAGCGGGCGCACGAGGATGGGCTGCAGCACGCCACGGGCGGCGATGGTGCGGCGGAGTGCCTGGTCGGCCTCGGGAGGCGGCGGGATGGTGCGGAGGTCCGGAAGGCTGAAATCCAGGGTGTCGAGCGGGATCAGCATGGGCCACCTCGTCTCTGCCGGGTTGTTCCACGCCTGAATGGTTAGGTCTGCCCTAACTGTCTGTCAATAGGCCATACCTAATTAT